ACCATCCATCCTCCCACTCCCGCCGGACGTAGAAAAATGCCGCTTTGTGTGATGATGATGATCTCGAATGGCTGCAAGGAGAACTCGAACATATACCGAATCTCCATGTTGCCGAGATCGTTAACGTAAGCTCTTCCGCGTCCTTGCATCCACTCCATGAGCAGCGTGTTGATGGAGTATGAACTTGCCCGCGAGATATTTGCCAAGGCCTTGAGCAGAATCAATTCTCGATACTGTTCATCTGTCAGCACCGTTGCCGGGGTAGTCGGAATTGTTCTCGATACGCCAACGATCCTTCCCCAAATGTCCAGCCCGAAACCTTGCGCCGTCTCCACATACCAGACATAAGCCCAGAAGTTGTCAAAATCCTCAGAGGGATCGACCGCAGCATTGAAAGAGTCAATGAGCGACAAAAGCGTCGGGCTGTTCCCGTACTGGCTCACAACGGTTTCGAGATAGTTGTTCATACCGCAGTCACCGTAATGTTTGATGCGTCAAGTGTGGGCTGCTGGTCAATCCCCATTGTCACATCGTTGTGCGTGGCAGGATCGATGAGACTTACATAGATACTCAGAAGAACAAGTCCCGGAACCGCTGCGAGCACAGCGCCGTAGTAACTGCTGGCCAGAATCAACGATGCGATTCCAGCGGGAGTGTTGCTGTTATCTCCAGAGAATTGCGCAATAATCGCATTTTGAATCAGTGTCACGTAATCCGAAGGCAGAGTTGCAGTATTGGTAACAGCGACAGCAAAATACACCGGCGTCGGAGCGGGAACGACAAAACTCACTCCGTAGGCCGGCTGAGGGCTTGAGTAGCGCGTATCGTAGACAACGACCGTTTCGACCGATCCTTCGCCGGGAACGGTTGACCCGCTTGGATAATCCGGCCACGCGCTATAGGAGCAACCGCCATCTTTTTCGTTCCAGATAGCTTGCGCGATTGCGCTGGCCTCGCCGCCAACGACCGCAATATAAACCGAGTGTGGGGCAAGAGGATAACTTGTCGGTCCATAATTCACTGTGCTCCCCGATGGGTTGTCTATCACGTAGCAGTCAAGCACGCCTGGAACGGCGTACACGTTGGCGAAAATGGCATCTGTGGTGCCGTGACTATTGAGAGCTACGGAATTTTGCCTCCGCAACTCAAACTCTTGCGAGCTTTCAACATCGGAACCTAGAATGCCAGCGGCAGAATTTGTTATCGTGTCCCATCCCGGTATAGCGCGGTAAATCTGCGTTAGCGAACCGCTAGGACAGGGAATCGGCCCCGTAGCCACATTTGCAAACTCTGCCGGAACTGTTCCACTGGGGCCAATCGTTACCGATCCGAGAAGCTGGTAGACGTTGCCCGATGTGTCCAGAGCTAGAGCGCCTGCCGCGATGTAGGCTCCCGGCAATCCTCCAATGGCTGCAATCACGACTGTGGAAGTCGCTGCTTGCCGCGTCATAAAGTAGATTCTGCCTATCGCATCCTGAAAGCGCCCTTCTGCGTATTGCGGGTCTACCTGGTTAGCAATGTAGGCAATCTGGCTGTTCTTGTCTGCGATAATCGCCGAATCACTCGAAGCGATCTGTCCCTGCGGAGTAGAAAGAGATGGATTGACACCTCCCCCAAAGGCGGTATCGATGTCTGCCTGCCGGCCAGCGAGAATCGCCGCATCGCTGGGAAGCACGACGCCTTCCGGTGTCCATTGAATCGCAGGTACAGAGGTGCTCATAGAAAGTTCACCGTGGTGTTGGTTCCGTCACTGGTTGAAAATTGCACTTGGCCAGCCACTTGGCGGTCTGCAATCGAGGTAATGACCGTGTTGGCTGTCACCACTCCAGGAACCGTCAAAGCCGCCTTGTTCATTGCCGCTTCAATTTGCGAAAAGCTGGGATTCTGTCCCAAAAACTGCTGCCAATACGGGACGCCTTGTGTGGTATCGTACCAAAGCTCTCCTAGGAAAAGCCGTATCGCGCTGGCAACATCCTGCGCCACCGCATAAGGAGGAGCCGCCATAGCGATGTTCCCGTTACTGTCCAGAACCAAGTCCCAGGCCGAGCCATCTAAAAGCAGCGTATTCATCGGTGAACTCATGGGACCGGCTCTCCTGTCTTCCCGCTAATCGTACCGCCCGTGTGGATGTGCTCAATGGCGCTGATCGAGTTCGGGCCAGCCAAAACGTCTGTCTGTGCCGTTATTGTACCGCTAGTTTGCACCACGTTGCCCTCCAAATTGATTGTCGGTGCCTGGAGAGTGATCGCATTTGGGGAGACAGCCGTGATCCCTGAGTCCCCGAATTGAATGTACTGCGTAGGAAGGCCATTCAGCACCCCGCCGAGGTACATCCCGTCAGCGAAGTCGTGCATCCTGAAACTGCCTGGATTGGCTTGCTTCTTGGTGCTCTTGACGTTTGTGATGTCTCGACTGGCGAAAACGGCGATCCCGATGTCACCCGGCTTCGGGTCAAGGATGATTGCGTTCGCTCCGCCTTGGATGCGTAGGTAGGGAAGGCCATACATCGTCACATGCGGAGTAGCGACAGCCTGTCCCGTGATCTGATTCACGAGAATCTGCACATCTACGGTTCCGACTGGAGAAACGCCGCCCTCATTCGAGCAGGCAATGACCTTGACCAGGGAAGCCGTTTGCACCTTTGCAAGCGCCTGTTCGACGACAAAGCGTAGATTGTTGTGAACCCCCCACAAGGTGAAGGGCTGCAACATGCCTGCCGGGTTGGTGGTGCTTCCCATCATTGCCCCACGTAAGCCGCGCCCGTAGTGGGCGATACGGCATTAACCGTCGTTTTCCACGGTCCCGCCGGCGTTTGACTGGAAAGCTGGTGTGACATCGATACCACGATCCACTCTCCATTCGCCTTCGGAATCGAAGACTGCATTTGAACCGTTCCGCCAAACACGATTGACGGATTGAACAGCGTCTCGAAGTTCACTCCTGTGCTATTGAACAATGGGTATCCCTCAAGGCCCGTCTGCGGAGAGATCAGCGGAACAGCAGTTGCGTTTCGCGCCTTTCCATAAGGAGCAATTGCAAGCGTGTTTGGGCTTGTGCTGTCGAGGTACATCCAGAATCTGTATGCCTGCATCAGCGACCGCGCCTGTTCCATCAGCGTGTTTCCGAGGTATGTTCCACGTGGAACAGTGGCGTTAACTCCGTTGTTTTCAAACTGATAGCCCATCGCAGAGGTAATCTGTTGCATCACCGTGGCCACATCGCTGTCAGTGGCAAGGCTCAGCGGCGCAACAGGTTGAACAAGAGCGGAGTATCCGATCTGCGCTTCGATGTAAAGATAGGCGTTCGGCATCGAGGTGTAAACACCCCAGCAATTCAGCACGTCGCCATTATAGACAAGCGTTTCTTGCGTTCCGTCGATGGCAAAGACTTGAATCGAGTTAAACGTAAAGGAAGAGCCTGACTGACTGACGATGAGGTTGTCCCAAAGCAGGCTAGTCAACGTGTTCATGTCGTTTGCAGTAACGCCGAAGATTTGCGCTTTGAGGGTGCCCATCATAGCGCCACCTGCGTTGTCGATGTAGACAGAGGCTCGAAGTCCTTGAAGCGTGATCGTGTTATAACTTTGGCCGCCGGAAGAAAAAGAGGAACTTGGGTTGCCCAGCGTGATAACGAAGCGCAGGTCTTTGACGTTTTGGAATGAACTAGGAGGCGACCCCATAAGCCTCCAAATCTGCAAGGTCGAGATAGAGCATGACCCAGCGCGTTCCTAGACCTGTGTAAATCGGATCGTCTGTTCCCTGTGTGTCGAAGAACATCAGCCAGCCGGAGAATCCAAGGTAGGAAGTAGGAACAAGCGAAACAAGGTTCTTACACTGCACGGCATAAGCGATCTGTACTCCATTCACAGACAGATCTAGAAACATGCTTTGGTTCTTGACGTATACGGAGATAGCGCACGATTGCCCATCGAGCACGACTTGCGTCTGTTGCGAGGGAACGGATTGAAGCGCGATCTGCTGCATTAGTCGCTCCCTGGGATGATTCCCAATGTCCTTTTTATCGCCGTCCACATCTTTTGCATTGTACTTGAGGAAGGAGTTGATGGCTGCGTGTTTCCATTGTTCACCGGAGCAGCTGCGCTTGGAGATTGAGGAGACTGCGCTTGCGGGCTTTCTGGGGGAGAGCTTTCGCTTTCACTTGATGCGTTTTCACTCGCCACAGAAACATTCGTCAGCGCCGCCGTGACCTGCAATACCTGCTTTAACGATACTTCCACAATTAGCATCGTTGCGCCGTGCGTCGCTGTGCGCTGGTAGCTGTACCGCTCAATCGTGCAAGAACCATCTGAACCGCTATAAGAGGCATCGGGAGTGTAAACATTGAAAAGCTCGGTAGACTGACAGGCAGCATCTATCGCCGCGAGAAACGCTATTTTCTCGGCCTCGGTTCCGCTCATTGCTAGAGTGACAATGGGATTTGAGGGCTGAAACAC